GTAGGTTGCGACTGTACAGCAGGTGCTGCTGCTTGTGCAAGGGGTTTCTCTGCCTTTTTTTCTTCGGCTTTCTGGCGCTGCACTTCCAGGCGCATCATCTTCGACTGCGCCTCTGCCATCGCCTCGGTGTCATAGGTGTTGGCCGCTTCGACGTACTCTTTCTTGGCTGCAGCCAGATCCGCGTCGATTTTTTCAAGCGCGGTAGAAGCCCAGCGCTGCGTCACTTCAGCAGTCTGACGCTCCATAGCTTGATTCTGCGCCAGAGCCCGCTGGGCGAACTGGACGGCCTCATCACGCTCGCGCTGGGCCTGCTCCTTCTCGCGTCGTTCATCGTGCCGCGCATGGGTCAGCTTCTCGATGCGTTGCCGCACCGAATCAGAGTACGCCGCAAGTTCTTCTTCTGTCGGTTCAGGGTTGACTTCCTTCGGCAGCGGCTTCGCCGTACGGTCTTTCTCTGTAACCTTGTCGTCAGCAACTTCAACGACTTCGATATCGTCCTTTTTGCTGCCGCGCTTCAGCAGTTCTTCTGCTGCCTTCTCATCGATGTTGTCAAGATCGACAGTCGATTCAAACTCGAATTCTGTATTCATCGTACCCATGATCAACCTCCAACCCGCTTGATACCACGAGGATCATCAACGATTGCTTCAATACTGTCGTCATTCACAAGTCGCATTTCCTTACCACAAACCACGACTCGTACCCCGCTGTAGGGTCGGATGACCACAAAATCGCCCGGTTTGCACCATGCGCCAGTAGGAAATTTAACTGCATCCTTGTAGCAATCCGGTCCCTGTGCCGCAACAAATGCAACAGCAGATGCAACCTCATCTGCCGCTCTAGTGGAATCCGCCTTTGCGATACCTGATTCAAATGTCGCTTCCGATTCTGGCAGAATCAACAGCATCTTGTATCCGACAGGCGTAGGCAATTTCTTGCCCCGTTCTTCGTCAACGTCTGCAGCAGGTTCTGCCGCACGCACCTTTTCGAGGGTGGCACGAATGCTAGGGGGGAGAATCAAACCGTCGTACGTCTTAGTCATTATTACGCTCCATGAGGGAAACCAATTCTTGGTGTCGTTCTAGTGAAAATAGAATACCTTGTCGCTTGCCGACCAAGCGTACATATTCTTCGTGATTGGAAATATTTCCGGAAAGAATGACCCTATCAATCGGCTCAATTTCTTCCCGCAACTCCTTCTCGTACTGATTCAAAAAACCTTGAAAATTGCTCATTTCTTACCTTGGGGAGTGGGTTTGTTTGCTGCTTTCTCTGCCAGCTTCTCTTGTTGTGCGGCTCTGCGCGTAGCAATATCCTGCTGCAACGCGTGTTGCTGGGCGGCGCGTTGTTCTGCGGCATGCGCTTGCAAGCCCTTCAAAGACAGCCCGTGTGCGTGTTGCTGCGTGGCACGCTGTTCCGCTGCAGCGGCTTGAATCGCCTGCATCCGTTGTGCCTGTTGCGCTGCTACCATTTCTGCTGCATGCGCTTGATCATTGTGCTGCATCTCCTGTGACGCTTTCGCAGCCTCGATGGGGTCGATCCCTTGCTGCTGCGGGCCAAGCTTCCCTTCTGCCTTGGCGATGTTCTCATCCAACGTCTGTGCACGCTCCTTGACCGCAACTTCTCGGCCCTTAAGCTCCAGTTCTTTCTGCTGCATCTGCACCAACGGATCCTGCTGTTGCTGCTGTGCTTGCGCCTGTGCAGCTTGGTTGGAGTTCTGTGCCGTCGCCGTCTGCGCAGCCTGCGCCAACAGGGACGACAACGCGTACTCCGCTTGCGGGTCCATCGGTTGGTTCGGATCCGGCAACGCCACACCCATAGCTTCTTGGATCTGTGCACGATAAGCGTACGCAGCGTGTTCCGCGATGTGCGCCTGCATGGCGTTGAACATCATTTGTGCATTGGGATTCTGGCCCAGCAGCATGCCAATCTTCGGGTCTTGCATAAACGTCTGGTGCACCATGATGTGCGATTGATGATCCTGCTGCAAGAACGCCTTCACTGGCTTGCTCATCAGAATCGCCATGTTCTCTGCAACCGGATCCCGCGCAGACATCTCTTCTGCAATGGGTACGATCTTGTCGATGTTCTTGATACCCAACGTCTGCAGCATTTCCCGGTGCAAGAACGCTTGGTCATAAAGTTGTGGTGCCTTAGCCGCCAGATCGAATGCCGCTTGGTACTGCGCAATGCGCACACCCATTGTCGTAGCGTTCGGATCGCTGACCGGAATGATGTCTGCCAGATCGTAGTCAGCATCCTTCGTCTTCTTGTCCGGATCTGCTTCGTATGGGTACTGGCGTTCGCCGTTTTCTTTCACAAGCTGTTTGATCAGCTTGAACTCGATACGCATCGCCGCATGGATGCGCGACTGCACCGCAGAAAGAGTCTTGAGTTGACGCTCAATTAGGGCCAGTGTCGTGCCGACAGGCGCGTTCTGGTTGGCATCACTGAACGCAGCATCGGAAATGTTCGCCGTCTTGCGGCCATCTTCCACGATTGTCTGCAGGAGATTGAACAGCGTGGCGCTGGGCTCCTTGAAGGGCAGCGGCACCAGATTGTCTTTCAGCAGCCCAGACGGCACATCTGCGTCTCGGAACTCACCCGGAGACAGCGGTGTATCGTCATTCTTGACACGCATCCCGCGTGTCTTGTACCCAGCAGGCAGATTGGCAAGCGTGCCTGCATCCACGAGTTGGCGTAGCAGCGATGTGCCTGCCTTGGCGTGACCACCAACAAGGTGCACCAGACCGAAACCGTAGAACCCGAACCCCGTGATGTAGCAGTAGTGCACGAAGTGCTGCAGCTTTACCTTCAGCGGATCGTTCTCTTTCCAGTTCCTGCGGATCGCCAGCAGCGTTTGCGTGGACTTATTGAACGTCACCACGTACGGCCATCCGTACGCCTGTTCGTCTGAACCTTCGGCAGTCGGCTCGATGATCAAGTCAACGAGCATTTCCAGAATGTGGTACTGCTCCGAGTTTGCGCCATCGACGCCAAGAACCTTGTCTTTGGCTGTCTGTGTCTCATCGTGTTCTTGGGTAGGCGAACCCAGGTCTTCGTCAACGTAGACCCCCGCCTCGATCATGCGCTGCAGCCAGTTCTCTGACCGGCGCATCAGGTGTGTTACGCGCTCTGCGGAATGAATGTCTGCGGCACCGTAGTTGACCACAACGTCTTCTGCGGGCACGAACATCGACACTTGCCGACCTTGGCTTGCGTCGTAGTACACCTTCTTGAACGCAGAACCTGCAATCGGCAGACTCCATAACAGGCGCTCATGCTCAACACGATACTCAGGCATCTCTTCTGTGAGACGCCAATTCATATCTTCTTTGACACGATCTGCAGCAGCAAGACGCTCAGGTGTCTGCTTGCCAATCACCTGTGTCTTCACCGGGCCGCTGGCTGGGAACGTCTCCGTGATAGCTTCGGATTGGAACCGAACAACCGCCTCTGTCAGCAGCGGGTGAATGACGCCACATGCGCCTTCCCACGGCTCCGACCGTTCCTCGATCTGCAAGCCCATCAGCTTCAAACCTTCACGGTACGTCTTCTCCCAATTTTCTCTTGAACGAAGGTCTTCGTCGTAGCGCGTGATCAATTCACTGCATAACCCTTCGACTTTCGCCCGTGCGGTGGGATCGGCAAATACCGTCTCCAGCAGGTTCGATGAATGGAAGTCTTGTGGGTCGTCGTCAATCTCCACTTCCATACCAACGTCTTCACCGTCATCCGGCACAACATCAATGTCGATGGTAGGATCTGCCATCTTGGTAACGTCTGTCACCTGTGTCTTGTAGATCCCACCTGTCATTGCGCCGTTACCCGGCAAAGACTTTTCAATCATGATCGCTTCCGATTAGTAGTATGCCGCCCGCTTCGGACGGAACTTGTATTCGTTGTCGTCTTTCTCATCTGAGGGAAGCGAAATGAACCCGCCCGATCTGAAGCGCATCAGTGCCATGACCACGGTGTCTACCATGTCGTCGTTTTTCCCTGAGGGAAACTCGTTGCACTGCTCGATGACCTCATCGGCCCACTTGTATTCGGGTGCCCATACTAACCCAGACCGTACGATATCCGCAACAGAATTCACACGTGCGTATTTACTGTTGGAGTTGTTGGTCGAGCCCCGTACAGGCACGTACTCTTGGATGGGGATCCCCATGCGCCGCATTTCTTGGGCAAGCGGAGCCCCATTCGACTTCTTCTCAATAACAAAACAGTCTGGATTCCACGACTTGTACTCGCGTAGCGCAAGGTCTTTTAGTTGTGGAAACTCCATGCGTTTGTTGATACAATTGAGCAAGATAATCGCAGCAACACGGTTACCGTCATTGTCGTCATCACGGTAAAATATTCCCCACGTAGTGAGGGCCGTAAAGTCGCTACGATTGTTGGTTTCTTGCGCTGCATCCAGCGACATGATGATGTAGTCGCACTCTGGAGGTTCGTCCTGTTTCCATCTGCGCCACCATTCGGTCTTGATCAGTGCGCCCTGCTGACTCGTAGGCGACTGCTGATACTGCGCTTGCCACTGGAACGTCGGCATCGAAGCGCGTGTACGCTTCAGCGATTCAAGACTCCATTGCTCCGGCCACAACGACTTCTCGTTGTCCGTACCTTCGTTCAGAATGGCAGGAAATTCAGTGTATTCCCACTGATCAGACTCCGGAACCTTCGCCGCTTCGTCAATTAACCTGCCAATCAGGTCATTTTTAGCCCATCTCGTGTGCAGGACGACTACGCGCCCTCCAGGCATCAACCGGGTGCGTGCACCATAAGCGTACCATTCGTACACTTTGTCGAAGACGTCGTAGTTTCCGTTGAGAATGTCCTGCTCGCTGAATGGATCATCAACGATAAGCAAGTCAGCACCACGACCCGCCACAGCACCGCCCACACCAACAGCGAAAAACTCGCCACCTTTGTTCGTATTCCAGCGTCCTGCTGATTTACTGTCTGCTGCAAGGCTAACTCCTGGGAAAATGAGCTTGTACTCAGGCGTATCAAGCAGATTTCGGACTTTTTTACCAAAATCCACGGCCAAATCGGCTGTGTGCGACGAAATAATCAGCTTCTGATCGGGGAAATTCCCCATGAACCACGCAGGAAAGTATAGAGACAGCAGCAACGACTTACCGAAACGAGGTGCAATCGATGTTGCAAGCCGATCCAACTCACCCCGCGCTGCTTTCTCCAACTTCTCCGCAAGAATCTTGTGGTGTGGCCCAATCTTGTAGTCTTTATTTATGCGT